CCTGTATTTCTTATAACAACATCAGTTGAGAATAATCTTTGTAGTCTACTAAATAATCCTTTATCAGCCATAATTAAATTTTATAAAAGCCAAGTTATATTTTCATTTTTCCCATCTATTTCCATAGTATATGGGTTTTTTGTTCTATTACTTACTACACCTGGGGTATAATAGTCATTTTTTCTAACACTACCAAGAGCAGCTTTAGCTCTATCAAGTGATTCTTGTTGGAATTTAAGTGAAGTATCTCTTAAAAACATAGCAATCCCAAAAGCCATAATCAAGTCATCATTATACCCAACTTGAGCTTCAGGTCTTCCGTTTTTCCATATAAATACCCTCATTTCCTCTAGGAGTCTTTTAGAACGGATTGTTACACTTCTATCCCCTACAAATTCCCTAAATTTATTGATGATTAAAGGTCTAGTCCTCATTGACATAGTAAAACCAGGAACCATTTCAGAGTTACCTTCATAGGTCTGAAGATATGATTCTGCAGTCAGTTTATCAGATTTAGGGGAATGATATAAATTTCTGTATCCTCTTTCTCGTATAGCATCAATAGTAGCCCATCCTATATTAGCATTCTCAGGGCATAACATTGCATTATTATACTCAGCAGCTAAACCAACTAAGAAATAACCAAATTCTTTAGGAGGCAATTGACCCTTAAATTCTGCTACTTGGGTATTTGTTTCAATATCTATTATATGTGCGGTAGAAAAATCTTTTCCATCACCCCTGGCAACATCAGCAGTAATTAGATATTCCCTGGCGTAATCTGCGGATTCCCATATCCATAAATTTTGATCGACACCTCTTCTCTCAACAGGATCCTTAATTGTAGTTTCTTTTATGAATTCAATCCATTCATTATAAAACACAACATCACCTGATGTATTAAAGTCACAATCACATTCTTGGGCTGCAATACGAGGGTCACCTAATAAATCATCCTGTCTATCTCTCCATGATTGGTCTCTTTCGGGATGAACCATCCAAGGTAGTCTAATGGGTAAAAATTCATTTTCTTTTGCTTCTGCCTTAGTCCACATTTTATGGAACCAATTACCAGTTCCATTAGGTGTGGATAGTACAATAGCGCCCCCTCCAGTTGATAAGGTTTGTTGAGCTGAAGCCCATATATTATCTATACCTTCAATAAATGCTGCTTCATCAACTACTAACATTGAAACAGCTTCCGATCTACCAGCATCCGAAGCAGCTGAAGTTGCTTTTATCTGGGATCCATTAGTTAATCTTAATGTTAATTTATTGTTTTCTTCAGTTGAGATTTGTAACCAGGAAGGTAAATTATCATACATAAATTTTACCTTAGTTACTAGATTTTTGGCTGTTTCTTGCTTAGTAGCTACACATAATACATTTTTCCCCTCATGAAATAACATTAACCAAAGAGAATACCCCGCAGTTAAAGTAGAAATACCTAATTGTCTTGATTTAAGTATCAATGAATAAGGGTTATCCTTAAATAACTGTAATACTTTTTCTTGAAAAGGGTATAAAGTAAATAATATTTTACCTCTTTGGGGGTGTTGAATAAAACAGTATTTTTTCATAAAATGTACAGGATCAGTTGCACATTTAATATATTCCTGACGAATTATTTTTTTTAGATCCTGTGACATAATTAGAGGAGAGCCTCAACCTCTTTCTTCATAGCGGTTAGCTCTTTTAATCTTTTAAGTAAATCTTCTTTTTCTTCACCTTCTGATTTTTTCCACTGATTTACTACTGTTTTCATTTCACGGGTAATTTTACCTAATTCTCTAGCTAATGAAGCCACAGAATCACTTTTTAAATCAGAAGCAGTGGGTTCATCATCTTGTTCACTTAAAGCATCTCCCACTTCATCAGCTAAACTTTTAGTAGTTTCTAATTCTTTATTTAAATCCTGTTGAGCCTTAATATCTTCGGGATCGGCCTCAGTAAGAATTTCTACTATCTCTTTTTTTATAATTTCCTTTAGTTTAGGTTTATTAAGTCCCATGGTGAAGTTTATTTATAAATATTAAGGAAATAATACCTCATTTATTTGTCTTAAACGTTGTTCTGTAGTTCCACTAATAGTAGTAAAATCCTTAATTTGTCCCCTATACTCAAATAACAATTCCCTAATAGTATTATCTATTTTTTCTCTATATTCTTCATCTATAGTCCTAACACCATTATCCTCTATAATAGTACCTTCAGTAGACACATAAAAAATATGATCATAGTCTCCTAACATAGTAGAAGCAAAATCACAGAATTTTTTAGCATCATCTTCACTAATTGAATCAGCACATTTAGCAAATGCCATTACATCAATAATAGTTCTATCTGTAATGATATTTTCATTCAATAACTCACTAGCTCTCTCTGCTAAAAATATTGATTGACCCTTTACTGTAGAATCAGTATTTAATGGAATACCTAAATCTCTTAAATACTTAGATCGTTCAGTAGTAAACTTATAATTAATAAATTCCACTTCATACTCTAATGCCTTAACTAATGTAGTTTTACCTACAGACATTGTACCACATAATCCAATTTTCATACTACAATTTATGTTCTAGCACCAGATTGTTTACCTAACGCTGTTTTATGAAAAGGAACACCCTTTCTTTCTCTCATTAATTCTTGGTATTCCTCAAACCCATATTCTATACCATAAAGATAATAAGCTTTTCTTGCTCCTCCACGTCTTTCAATGGGTTCAATAGCAGGACCATCATATCTATGAAACTTAAATGCTTTATCTTTAGGACCTTTAGCTAAATGCATCCTTTGACCGTTAGATGTAATAATTTTGTACTCAAATTTTTCGTCTGACATAATTTTAATTTAATAATGATTCTGCTATATAAATACCTTGTGCTCCTGAAACTGTAATGCCCCTTGCAGATAGGGCATCTCCAGCAAAATGTACATTTTCGAATTGAGCTAATGTTAAATTACTGTAATCTACTTTTGGTTCTGGTGATAGGTATTTTACTTCAGGAATGTAAATGCCCCAATCATCTTTAAGTGTTGGAAATACTTTTTTCATATCATCAATAAAATCTGAAATGTATTCAAAATAACCTTGGAAATGTTCAGCTACTACTTGTAACCCCATCCAATCTATTTGATGTGCACTTACATTATCACCTTCTGAAGTTGTGGATGGTTTGCGAGATGGGCTATAATATAATCCTGTTCCGTGAGCTTGAACTTTTTCTACTAATTCCCTTGACCATTCAAAAGGATTATCTATACCTCGGATTTCCATTAAAATACCAAAATTAGTCATATTATTACGATATGCTTCATCTTTTTTAGCGTGTCCATTATATGAATGATCCCCATATGTTTCTTCTACAGCAACAAAAGCAGCATTATTGTTAGTACAAAATGAACGTAATGATACTCCTTTATCTTCAAATTTTCTATATAATTTAAAGTCATAAGAAATATCAATTAATTTTTGGAAGTGTTTCTGAGGTGCTTCAAATCTAACTCCTATTTGTACAGGTTTAGATTCAGTAGGGAAGGAATAATCTTCTGCTAATTGTTTACCAAAATCAATACCTGATTTACCTACACCAAATATTAAACGATCGTATTTACCAACTCGTGTATTAGCATAAGGTTGGTCAAGTTGGTAAACATCAAGTGCCTCAAAAAATTGTTCTTTAAAATCAATTGATACAACTTTAGTTTCCCATTCGAAATTAACACCTTTAGATACTAAATAATCATACCAATTTTTTCCAATTTCATGTAGATAATCTGTACCTACGTGCCATACAGGGAATAATCGTAATCCAAAATATGGTTTAATAAAATCTGGTTCTGCCTGTGGGTTGGAACATTGTACTTCTTCTGAGTTGGGGTGGAATCGTTTAAAGTTGGTAATTACTTGGTCAAATAATTCCATTGCTTTTTCTTCACCACAATATTTTGACATATGTCCTCCAATAGAAGTATGGTAAGTAAGTTTACCATCACTCCAACCACCTGCTCCTAAAAACCCTGTCATTACTTCTTCAGGTTTTCTTTCATAAGGTGATTTACCCATGTCAATTATAGTAATATTACTTCCAGGGTAGCCATTATCTACTAATTTTGTGGCTGCATTTACACCTGCAACTCCGGCTCCTACAATTACTATTTTTTTACCCATTAATTCTTTTGTTTAAATATACGAAAAAAAAATGTGGCCTCCAAAGGAGGCCACAGATCTCAATTAAAAATAATTCAACTAGGCTATGAATCTAGTTTATATGTTTTATGCTATTAAAGAATAGCGAATGATGCAGTAAATGGTGCATTATCTACAATAGCAGCACCAGTGTTATAAAAGTTAAGTGATGCTGTATTGGCACCTATTACATTTGCTGATACTACGGATCCAGATACAATTCCTCCATTACCTCCAATCACATTTACTACGATAAGTGAATCAGCTGCAACTGAAGTGTTTCTTAATTCAAGGGTAAATCCTGTATCGACTGCTATTGATCCCTGAGTTTGAGATCTAATCTCACCTCTTGTACCATTTAGGATATAAAAAGCTGCATCAGTAGCCGCTGCGCTTTGGATAGGTCCTGGGATAAGACAGGAATCTAAAATATCATCTGCTTCTATTGTACGAGGATTAAAAATAGTATGCCCCGCTCTTTGGATTGTTTGGGTTAATAAATCCGCTCTTGTTCTAATTGCCATTTTTTTAAGTTAAATTAGTTTTTAAAATTCAATTATAAATATACGATTTTTTATAAAAACTAGGCTAAGTCATCAATAATAGACTTAGCCGTTGAAACTATATCCTTTCCTTTTAAAGAAGCCTTTAATCCTGCTATACCCCCAGCTGATAATTTAGCCTTTTTCAAGTATTTAAGAGCATCCCCCCCTGCATGGTATGCTAAATAACCTAAAAATAATATAAATAAAGAATTAGTAATAATTTTTACTCTTTTTGGATCCTTAGTAAATTTGGAAACTATAAATCTAATTGGGGCTTTAAATTTTTCTTCTAATTCATGGGTAAACTTATAGATATTTCTAGCTGCCTCTTCTCCTTTACCCCAATTATATTTTTTAGCCATTTTCATGGCTTGCTTAGATATAATGTTAACAACCGTAGTAGAAGCAAGTAAATATGATAATAAAGAAGCAGGATCTATAACTTCTTTAATTTCTTCTTGTTTTTCTAATTCATCTTCAACGGCATCATCTAATTCTCCTGCTAAGTCAGCCATGTCGTCCCCAATATCTGAAGTGTCTAATTCTTCTTGTTCTCTTAGAAGGGGATTGTCTGCTATATAAGCTTTAAAATCAAATTTATCCATTCTCAACTATTCTAAGTTTTAATTCGTCTGTACCTTTAATTAGCCTATGCCAACTATATCTCGGTATAAATATACTAATACCTTCTTTAAGTTCAACAGGTAATTTATTATCTTCCTGGTATTGCCAATCTGTGTCATGAAGTACTTCTACAGTACGATCTTCTTTATCACGATGCCAGAGTAATTCTATAGGATCTATATTATTATCAAAAACCCTTATAAAACTATTTTCTGAGATATGAGTATCAGAATATGGTTTACCAGAATCCACCATAATTTTTACTTCCGCCTAATGATTTCCAATAACGAGGTAATCTACAAGACCAATACGAAGGTTTTGTTTTATCATTTTTCTGGGGGCAATTATGCCTTTCAGAAAAAGCTTTGCGTTTAACGGGGTCATCCAATTTAACTGATAACCTTTGACCTCCTTCTTTAGCACCAAATGATACTTTTTTAATATTTTTAGTTTTTGGATCTCTTACATATACAAAGAATTTTTTAGAACCACCTCTTTTAGGTTTATTTAATTCTACTTCTCTTCCTTGATATTCAGCTTCAAATATAAAATCTAAAGGTACTTTTTTATTCTCATACATCCCATAATGACCCAAATCAGTTTCGGTTAAAATTTCTTTATCTGCACCTGTTACATTAATTAGGTTTCTTGAATATAATGCTCTTGCTTCAGCCCATAAATTAAAATATGCTTCAGATCCTGCTCTGTAAACATGTTCAGTTAATGGTTTTTCTTTTTCTAAACAATATCTAAGTCCTTCAGATAAAAGAGATTTAGAAGTTTTATTCTCATTAAGAGTAAAAGGTTTAGTTTCACATATATTACACCCACAGTTACACATTACGCCATAATTTTATCGTAAGGAATTTCAATTTTATTTCCTATAACCTTAGAATCTATATAGATTTTATTTTCAGGTTGGACGGTAGCTCTTAACCCACCTGTAGCAGT